AATAAGGAGGCATTATGCCTTGGATTGAAAATGTAGCCGCCGATGATATCCCAAAAAGATTTCATCACGAAGCAGGCGAAAATAGTATGCTGATTAGTATCGTTGACCCGGCGAGCTGGCGTCCTACTCCTGCCCATAAGTTCAAGGAAATTCATAACTTTGAATTTTTGGACGTGGAGGAAAACGACCACGTAGACGACGAAGCAATGAAGTGTAGTCAAGAACAAGCCAATCAACTTGTGGCTCTTTTACAACACGCTTTGGATAACAAAATGAACGTTGTTGTTCATTGTTTTGCTGGAATTTGTCGTAGCGGTGCTGTATGCGAAGTAGGCGTAATGCTGGGCTTTCAGGATACAGGGCGGTTTAGAAGCCCTAATCTGCTCGTTAAGCACAGAATGATGCGAGCCTTGGGTTGGACCTACGATGCGGACGAAAAGCCCAACATCGACGATTGGCGCACATACAAGCCCGTTGTATAAAAACAACATTTGCCCTGTCTTCGAGAGTTGACAGGGCGTTCTTTTGGCTGTATAATATAACAAGAAAGAAGAGCGAAAAAATGAAAACATGGATTACAAGCGACTTACACTTTGGACATAAGAACATCATGAAGTTCTGTCCAGTGACGAGAGCACGATTTAAAGACGACGTTGCATATATGAACAACGCCATGGCCGAAGAATGGAACCATAAAGTCAAACCTGAAGACACAGTCTACATCTTAGGCGATGTAGCGTTCATGTCAGGTAGTGATGCTGGTAGAATGGTAAAGCGTTTGAATGGCACAAAGATTTTAATTAGAGGAAATCATGACCGTAAGACATTGATGGACGAAACGTTCCGTGGTGCGTTTGCAGAAGTACACGAGTATTTGGATATTACATATGATGGTCACAAGATTGTCATGTTTCACTATCCGATTGCTGAGTGGGATCAAATGCACAGAGGAGCATTACATTTTCATGGTCACTTACACGGAGGTGTTAGTGGATTAGAAAAGTATCGTGCATTCGATGTAGGTATGGATTCAACCGGTGAGATTGTTGTGTCAATGGAATATGCGATTGGCAGAATTAAAAACAACGAAATTAAGGGTCATCATGTTTAAAGATGAATTGAAGGAGTATGTAAACACTAGTAACCTAGTCAACATGAAAGAATGTGGCGATGGTATCTATGTGCTAAAGTACAAGAAGAAAGTGTTCTACGATAACTTGTGGAACGAATACATCGCCGAATGTCGAGGTACTATTGTAGACTCTGAGTTTAATGTAGTACAACGACCATTCACAAAGATCTATAACTATGGTATTGAAAAGGAAGCACCAGTGCTATCCGACGATACTGAGATCACAGCACTTCGTAAAGTTAACGGCTTTATGGTTGCTATGACTTGGCACAATGGAGATATCCTAGTTTCAACAACAGGTTCTACTTCAGGCGAGTTTGTCGATATGGCAAAGGAATATATCACTGATAACTTCCGTGATGTACTAAGATGTGCCCCAGATTTTACTTTTATGTTTGAGTGCGTTCATCCAACTGACCCACACATCATACCTGAAGAACCTGGACTGTACTTTATCGGATTCCGTCACAAAGACTGGAACGGTAAGTTATACTACGAAAAGTTTACGCTAGAACCTTTGGGCAAGCATCTTGGATGCCTCCCTGTGGATATCTTTACTACTACAGTAGGCGAGTTAAAGGCTCTAGTAAAGACTGTTAAGCACGAAGGTTTTGTATTCTATACTAAGGACGGCGTTGGTTCTAAGATCAAGTCACCTTACTACTTGACTTCAAAGTGGGTTGCTCGCAATCCACGCACAGACAAGTTAGTAGACTTGAACAAAGACATCAAGCACAATTTAGACGAAGAATACTATCCACTAGTGGATGCTATCCGTGCTAACATTGAGGAGTATACTGCTATGGACGAGCAAGCTCGTTTATCTTGGGTACGCAACTATATGGAGACAGTATGAGATGTGAAGATGAAAGTCATTTGCCTGTAGCAGAGCAAAGCCTAGTGTTCCGCTTGTATAAACGAGCAGAGATACGTAGGCAGATTCCTGGCAGGTTAGCAGTCACAGAAGGTAAGCCCGACAAGATTGCTAACTTGTTAGAAGAAGCCGCAATGGAAATTCAAATGCTAAGGGCAACCTTAGCCGAAATCAGTAAGCATACAAAAGGAAGGGACAACTTTCAACCATGAAGTGTTATCAATTAATCGGAGTGCCAGGTGCAGGTAAGAGCACTTGGATTAAGAATCAAGACTGGGCTAAGGATATTCCTGTGGTTAGCACAGATAAGTTTGTGGAAGAATACGCTGAAAAAATGGGTAAAACCTACAACGAAGTTTTTGATGAATATATGCCTATTGCCGTAAAGTTGATGGCTAACCAAGTCGAAATTTGTAAGGCAAATAATTTAGATATCATCTGGGATCAGACCAGTGTTTCGATTAAGAGCCGTAAGCGTAAGTTCAATATGTTGCCTAACTATGAACATATTGCTGTGGTATTTCCAACTCCTAAAAAGGAAGAATTGGATCGACGTTTAGCCAGTCGTCCAGGCAAGAACATTCCAGATTCAGTTATGCGTAGCATGATTGATACTTTTGAAATGCCAACCGAAGACGAAGGCTTTAAGGAAATCTGGAGAACTTGACCTTCTCCAGATAACTATACTTTTAAGGAGTGTGGTATGGTAGCAAGAAACGACATCACAGGCGACTCTATTCAAACCAAAGGAGTCACTGACAACTATCGTAATAATTACGATAACATTTTTCGAAAAAATAAAAAGACAGATGCAGAAAAGTTTGATGAAGCAATAATGAAAAACGAATACTACGATTTGGACGAATCGAACGATAAACCCAAGAAGTAAACTTGACTTTACATTAATAAGATAGTATAATCATAAGCATGGACTATCTAACTATTGCACTCATTCTATTGGCTTTACTTCAGGTTAAGCATTGGTACATTGACTTTGTTAATCAAAGTGACGAAGAGGTCAAGCATAAAGGAATTTATCTCGACTGGCGTGGCATTAAACACAGTCTAAAACACGGCTTTGGTACAACCGTAGTCGTGCTAACTGTGGCCAATCTTAATGTAGCACTGGCTATGGGTGCGTTAGATTTTATAATGCACTACCACATAGACTGGGCTAAAATGAATTGGGGTAATAGAGATATTACTACTAAGGAATTTTGGAATCATTTAGGCCTAGATCAAATGGCTCATCAACTAGGTTATCTTTTAATCATTTTCATTCTGGTATAATATATGGCACAACACTTAATGGTCGACTTGGAAACTCTTGACACAAAGACTACAGCAACTATTCTTACCTTGGGCGCAGTAAGGTTTGATCCGTTTACAAATGCACCCATGAAAGAACTTTATCTGCGTGTGGAGATAGACAGCCAAGATGCTCTAGGTTGTACTGTAAGCGACGACACACTAAAATGGTGGAATCAGCAGGATACTAACATCATGGAGGAAGCATTTGATCCAAGGGATCGTATTCCAATCCATGAAGTTATTAATCAGTTTCATGCACTAGCATGGGGGTGCAGTCATTTTTGGAGTCACGGTGCTACTTTTGACTTAATGATTTTGCAGAATATCTACGAAAAATTAGGTCGTGCATATCCTTGGAACTTCTGGGAAATGCGTGACACACGTACATTGTTTGAACTAGCAGATCCTGAAATGCCGCAGGATGCAAAACACAATGCGTTAGAAGATGCTAAACGACAGGCTATAGGAGTGCGTAATGCCTACAGAAAACTCGGATTCACCGGATACAAACGTTAAAATAAGCTCAAGCCCAGAGCGTCATAGTTTTCAATTAAACGGATATATCGAACGTTGTGCGGAAGAAGGTAAAGAGCCTAGAGAAGATTACTTAAATCTTTTTAAAACCTTTCGTGAACAAGACGAAGAAAACATGTCTAACCCCGAATGGCAGGAAAATAATTTAGAATACGACCTACGTAGTACAGATTGGATTCTAGCCAAGGTTCGTAACAGCGATGCCTATGCACAGAATCTTTATGCGGCTATGTGTAATATGCGTTTTGTTCGTAAAGAAATGTTTCCTTATCTGCGACAAGATCCTGACAAAGATTTGTGGAGTGCTAGTTGGCGTAGTGCTGGCGGCATTGTTGCAGATATGCGTCAAGAAGGTGATTACATTGATTGGTACTGTTCAGGTATGGGCGGACTTAATCAAGAGTACGATGCTAAAGAAACTAATGAACAATGGCAAAAGCGTACAGGATATGTGCCCGAAGGCATTGTTACAGAAGAAATAGAAGCAGATTTACTTAAACTAGGTTGGATTCCTGTACCCTGGGAAGACGAATAAACTACAAACTTTACCCGCTTCGGCGGGTATTTTTTTGACTATTGTATCTATACCAAAACTCGCTAAATATAGGATAAGCGAGGATTTCCCATGGCATATACACCATTAAATTTAGGCGACGGCATTAGTAGAGAACCGTTAGGATCAGCCTTAAAAAAGATTGATACAATGATCGGAGAATTGTACACTACAATTCCAGAAGGTGACTTTTCAGCAGTATCACAAAATATTGTTCCAGACAGTGATTTAACATACAACTTAGGTAGCCCTACAAATCGTTGGCACAGTTTATATGTTGGTTCTGGATCTGTGTATATTGGCGATGCCAAACTATCAGCAACTACTAATGGACAGGTTATTCTTCCTGGTGTTTATGATCCTACTGGACACCAAGCAGTTGAAGTCTATCCCAAAGCAGGTCCAGTACAAGACAGAACATGGGGGAACGCTTTAAATGTTAAATTAATCGATGCTTTTGCATGGGCAGTATTAGGTGGTACACAACTAACTGTTCCCTATGGATGGATCAGAGCAACGTATTCTGCAACATTAGATGCTGATGGTTATATCAGCGGCGCCACCGTAGACACTGGCGGTAACCACTATTCTGACAGCGATATCAATGGAGTTGTTGATGTTGCTACAATCTGTACAGATTATATGTATGTTTACATCGGTGGCGTAACTGATCCGTTTGCCTCCTTTGTAGCGTCCGATTGGCAACAGATTCCTTTCGCTGTTCGCTGTCAAGCAACTGCTACCACTTTAAGTGCAACTATTGGTCAGAGTGTAAGTTATAACGATTTGTTAGATGCACCTAATCAAAATTTAAACACAACAGATAGCGTAGAATTTGCAGACGTCACAACTCCTTCGATTACTAATAGTACTAATACTTGGTCATTTGGTACAGACGGTGCGTTAGATTTTCCTACTAATTTAAAAATTGCTAAGTTAGGCGACTATAGCCCAAGTCTCGGAACGATGATGATTCAGGCACTAAATGAATCAATACATATTGCGGCACCGGGTAATAATTCTCAGATATTAGTAGGCTGGACATCTTCTAACGGTCTCGATTTGGCGACCATTGGCTTTAATTCTGATTCCGATGGATTAAAGGCAGTAAAGATTTCAACTGGTAACTATGGTGCAACCGTGCATGGTTGGATATTTGGAGACGATGGTACTCTAACATTACCAGCAGGTGGCACTATTGCATTTGACAACGGTACATTGGCTGTGGACGGATATACAAGAAATACTAACGACCCGTTTGCCATTAATGTTGCCGATACCGCAGGTAGCATTACACTTAACTGGGGTGTAAGTCATAGCGCATATACTAATAAAATTATTTTAAATAATACCGGTGTTAAATTAACTACAAACGGTACTAAAGATTTTACATTTAATACAGACGGTTCAGTAACACTACCTAACAACGGTATTATTAATGCAGGCAGTGCTGCCAATGGACAAGCATCAGTTGGTTGGAAAGAATTCCTAGCAGGTCCAACTATTGGTTGGGGGCTATATGCTGAGAACGATATCTATATTCAAACGTTCAACGATATTACCAAGCCTACATGGGTATTCAAAGAAAACGGCACAACAAGATTTCCAGGGTTCACATTCCCAGCCACAGACGGAACCAGTGGACAAGTTCTAGCAACAAACGGTTCAGGAACATTGGCATGGACAACAATTAGCGGCGGAGGTGGTGGCACAGATATTTCTACGGCCAGTATTAATGACCTGGCAGATGTGACTGTTTCTAGTCCAAGTGTTGGGCAAGTTTTAAAATGGAATGGTAGTGCATGGGTTAATGATACCGATGCAACTGGTGGCGGGGGCGGCGGTGGTACACTATCGACCAGAACAACACGTTCTGTTACTACTTCTTCGATAGCAAACTTAGCCAGTGCTAATGCTACAATTACAGGCTTCAGTGGTTATGCGTTATTAAGTATTCAAACTAGTGCGGCGGCTTGGGTAACTGTTTATACATCTTCTGCGGCACGTACAGCAGATGCTAGTCGTGCAATTACAGATGATCCAGTACCAGGTAGTGGAGTAATTGCTGAGGTAATTACTACCGGAGCACAAACACAAACATTTACTCCTGGTGTATTTGGCTATAACGATGAATCTAGTCCAACTACAGATATACAAATTAAAGTAGTTAACAGAAGCGGCTCAACAGCGGCTATTACTGTTACAGTAAAACTACTACAATTGGAAGCATAATATGACAACACCAATTCCTCATCTAGGGAATCCAGAAGATCAAAGTCTTAAAGAATACATTGTTACCTTAAAAGACTTTAAAGACTCGGAAGAGTTTTATAAAGATATGGAAACACCTAGCGGAAATTTATACATTCCTGATCGAATGGTAGAGTGTGTTAACAGACGACCTATTAGTCGAAATACACATTATATGTTGACCTATGACGAAGCGGCACAGGTTAGAAACGATCCTAGAGTTTTTACTGTTGAATTAAATCATACAGATCTTGGTATGGTTATCGGCTGTGACGGGTTTACTCAAACTAGTTCAAACTTTGACAAACGTGTGGCCAGCGACAGCGTCGATATCAACTGGGGCCTGTTACGACTAAACAGAAAAACAGATATTAGTAATTGGGGTATTACTGGCACAGTTAATCAAGCGGCAACTATTATTATGGATGCCAGTGGTAAAAATGTTGACGTAGTTGTTATGGACGATGGAACTCCGTACCCTACTGTGTACGAATATGCACAGAATCCAGATGGTACTGGTTATAGCCGAATGGTTGAATACAACTGGGAGCAACACAATCCTGTAGTAACTGGTGGTGCGGCAGGCGAATACAGTTATCCGGGTTACCGATTACAAGAACATGGTGGACATACTACTGGAAACTGTGCAGGTAACACACAAGGGTTTGCTCGCGATGCTAATATCTATAATATTACATTCTACGATAGCATAGATTATGTAAGAGAATTTCATAAAAATAAACCAATCAATCCGTTGACTGGTGTTAAAAATCCAACAGTTATGAATAACAGTTGGGGATATCGTTTAAATGGAATTACAGAGTCTAGCATTAGTTCTGTGTATTATAGAGGTGTTACATATAATCGTCCTAGTACAGGATGGACTACAGCAGATTTAGACACATTTAGGATCCGTACTGGTGCGGCATTGCCAACACAAAGTTCCGCAACGGATATAGATATGATTGAGGCGATGAGCGAAGGCGTCATCATTGTAGCCAGCGCAGGAAATAGTTATTGGTATATAGATGTTCCTGGAGGTCCTGACTATGACAATTATATGGTCTACGGAGGAGTTAGTTACTATATTCACCGAGGTAGTAGTCCTGGCTCGGCAAATGGTGGCACAGAAGATACAAAAATTATCTGTAGCGGAGCAATAGGACAACACAACGAAGCAACAAATGCTAGTATCTACGCCTCGACTGGTATTGAGGTCGGCGACTACAAAGCAGAATTTAGTAACTACGGTCCTCGCATTGATGTATATGCACCCGGTTCTGGTGTTCAAAGTGTTTGGAATAGTGGAGCATCGTTGTATGATGGGACTGCCGCTACTGATCCAAGAGTTACTGCATTAGGCGGATCTGACTCAATTAATAATAATTTTAAAAAGTGTCCTGGCACTAGTATGAGTTGTCCTAATACCGTAGGTGTAATTGCCTGTTATGCAGAAAAATATCCTCGTATGACACAGGCAGATGCTCGTGCATTAATAGCCGCAATTAGTACAGACACAGTATTAAGTACCAACGGCGGAACGTTTGATGGTAAAGATGCTGGGTTTACTTACAATCCAAATAGTTGTAGAAAGATGTTGTTCTTTCAAGGAACAAGACATCCAGGT